GGAGCCGGATCATCTTTGAGGGCCTCGGCTTCGACCTCGATGAATTGATGGCGTCCACCGCCCGAATCAGGGGGCGGGAGGGCCGTGGCAAGCTCATTTTTCGTGCCCATCGGGATGATCTCCAGACGCACAAGATTTCATGGCCTAACAAGGACGCCCGTGGCACGAGCACAGTGCTCGAGCTTCGCGGTGGGCCGGTTCAAGATGTGTTGCCCCCTTCTATGCACCCAGACACAATGCAGCCCTATGTGTGGGAGGGCTTACCCTTCGATCAAATCCCGCTCCTGCCAAAGCCGATCCAAACCATATGGGATGAATGGGAGCGGTTCCGGCCTCAAATCATGGACCTCTGCCCGTGGAAGATCAGGCCTGAGTATCAAGCCCCGGTGAAACGTCGGGCCGTCACTCCCGGCACATCCGTGATTGACGCTTATAATGCAGCGCACAATATCGGTGAGTTGCTGGTGAAGTACGGCTACAAGCGCACCGCACCGAATCGGTATCTCTCACCGAACTCAAGCACCAAGCTTGCCGGTTGCATCGTCTTCGATGACAACACAGCGTTCAGCCACCACGGCTCCGACCCGTTTGGCAATGAACATTCATTTGACTGCTTTGAGCTTTATCTACAGGCCGAACATGCCGGGAACATGAGTGAGGCCATCAAGCAAGCGGCGGCATTTCTCAACATCAACTCTGACCCGTCTTATGAATGGACCCCCGAGGCCAAGGGCGAGATCGAGCACGGCAATGCCGTGAAGACGAATATTCTTCCGTCCTTGAAGAAGCAGCCCAAGGATAGCCCATTAGCCTCGATCCCGACGCACCTCCTATCCATTCCCGGAACATTGCAAGATGTGGTTGCCTATTATGAAACAACCGCGATTAAGACCCAGCCGCAATTCGCGGTGCAAGCTGCCATTGCCCTTGGGGCTGTTGCCTTGGGGCGGCGGTGGGTGACGGATCAAAGGAACTTCTCGAACCTGTACCTTCTCAACATTGGCGAGACCGGCTGCGGCAAAGAGCACGCCAAGACGGTGATTGAGGCCATGCTGGATGCCGCCCAGCTAGGGCATCTTCTTGGCCCCGCTGGTTACACATCCGCTAGTGGCGTCTTCTCCGCCCTTATCTCCCGGCCCATTCACGTTTCCGTGATCGACGAACTAGGCCGGACCCTGAAAAGCGCGGCGAATCGTAACATGCAACACAAGGCGGATAGCCTCACTGCCATCATGGAGTGCTTCGGGCGGCAGGATGGTGTGTTGCGGCCACAAGGATACGCCACAATCGGCCTCACGAAGGAACAGGCAGAGGCCTTCGAGAAGGTCATCCGACGCCCTTCCCTGACGCTCCTAGGCATGTCTACGCCCTCCGAGTTCTATGGGGCTATCTCCGGGGGCGACATTGCCTCGGGCCTCTTGAACCGCTTCCTGATCGTGAAGTCCGAGATCGGCGTGCAAATGAGCCAAGAGCGGCGCATCGTGCCAATCGGGGACCGGATCATTGGATGGCTCAAGGCACACGCCACAGCGCACTCAGAGGCCGGGAACCTTACCGGCACCAATACCTATGACATGCCCCCCGCACCCGTCTTGGTGCCCTTCTCTAGGGCCGCGCTGGACATCCTGCGGACCTATGAGGCCGAGCTTGTCCAATCCATCAAGGCGGAGAACGAAAGCGGCCTCGAAGCCATGTATAACCGTTCCCGCGAGATCGCCATGCGGATAAGCCTGATCGTGGCCCGTTCTATGGGGCAAGACGAGATCGGGCCGGAACCCATGCAATGGGCGATTGACTATGTGCGCTTCTACAATCAACGCGCGATTGCCATGTTCCGCGACAACATGGCGGAGAGCAGCCATCAAGCGATCTGCAAGGCTGTCTATGCCAAGATCAAGAAGTCGGGCCTGAAGGGCATGACCGAGGCCGAGCTAGGCGACAAGATCCGGCCCTTCGATGCGTTGACCCTACGCGACCGGAAGCAGGTCATGGAGAAGCTTGTGGCCGACTACGGCATCCAGTGCCGTCACATGAACAAGGGCCAGAGGGGCCGACCACGGATGGCATGGTTCATCCCGGCACCGGAGGCTGCTGAAGATTGACATTGAATAGAATGGTGTATAAAGGGAATATTGCATTAACAATGGAGAATGCAAATGTTCAAGATTGAGAAAAATATTGAAATTCCAGAAACAGAAAAAATTGAGTGGCCTTGGAAAGAAATGGATATCGGAGATTGCGTTAAGTTTGACGATGAGAAGATAATGCCAATGGCACAAACAAGATGTCATGTGTACGGTGCCAAGACTCAAAAAAAATTCATGACAAAGAAGATAGATAATGTGTTGCATGTTTGGCGTATAAAGTAATAAACTTTTTCTATCTATACACATCTGCGTCATGAGGCCTCGGAGCGATCCGGGGCCTTTTCTTTGGGAAGTCTTATTTAAGACCCCCGTTTGCGGGATGGCGCGTTCCGGCTAAATGGATCGGCTAAGTGCTTGATGTTGCTGTGTGTTCTGTATAGTATATGAATTAACAATATTATTATCATTTACAGTACACTCCACCAACCATGGACCATACCGGCACCCCGGCAGGGGGTCTTCCCCTTCCACCTTCCGAGTGTAGCGATAATTGATTTATTGCCTAGAATTGCCGGATTGCGTCTAAGTCATTGAAAGCATAGGCCAATTCGCCATTCTTTGGCGGTTTTCGGCGGTATCCGTTTATAGGCCGTTAATTAAAAAGCCAATAATTTCAATGACTTAGGTTTGGCATTTATCGGCACGGAACTTTTTTGCATCTTCCCGCAACATGGCGCTTGCAGATTTTTGCAAGGTGTGGGATAAGGGGACATCAACAGAGCGGCGCGGCAATCCCGCCAGCGCCTATCGCCCAAAGGAGGGCCTCATGCTTCTCGACCTCGCTTCCTTCGCCTCGCGCTTCAACATCGCTCCGGCTGATGCTTACGTTCTTCCCGCTCTCTTTGAGCGCAGCGCCGAAAAGGTGGGGATGCCGATCCGCGCCTTGATCGCGGAGGCTACGTTCCGCAACGCCGCGCTTGGCGAATACATGGCCGAAGCTGCCCGCAAGGTCGCGGCGCAGGATCGCGGTAACTAACCCAAGGGGGGCCTCCTAAGAAAAGGCCCCTCACCACCCTATCCCATAGGAGGAACCCCAATGACCACCTTCCAGATCGGCAAGACCTACACCACACGCTCCGCTTGCGATTACGACACGATCTTCTCTTGGACCGTCGTCGCCCGCACTGCCAAGCAACTCACCCTCGAAGATCGCCACGGAAACACCACCAAGCGCGGCATTTACCTTTGGAATGGCACCGAGCATTGCAAGCCCGCCGGAACCTTCTCCATGTGCCCAGTCATCAATGCCGAGAGGGGGGAATAGGCCATGATCGTCACCCCGCTCCAAGTCCCCGATCACCTTCGCGCTCAGGACCACGAGGAAATCATCGAGAATCACGCCGCACTCGATATGGCCTTCGATGACCTTCTTGATGCCCTCCAAGCCGCATATCCAAACGGACGCCATTTCTCCACTAACGCTCGGCGCGCGATTGCCTATCAAGCCCATTTTCAACGTATCAAGATGATTACAGACATCCGCAATGATTTCCTTGAAGTCGCTTTTCGGATAGATCAACAATGATACAACCCACCATGTACCAAGGCCGTCCCCACAAGTATCCATGGCTCACAACCGCCATCGGGGAATCCTTCTTTGTGCCGGACAAAAGCACCACACACATGATGAAGCTCGCCAAACGTTTCCGGCCACTCCGGTTCAAGTCTAAGAAAATCTCCCTCCGTGGAGTGACAGGAACCAAAATCTGGCGTATAGAATAAGCCCAGACACTCCTAGCCTCCCGTGTGTCCACCTTGGCCCGCCCTCTTGTGGCGGGTCTTTTGTTGCGCTATATTGAGCGGCAGCAGGGAAAAACAATGACACCCGACGAACTCATCCAATGGCGAACATCAATCGCCCTCTCCAAGCGGCAAGCCGCCGAAGCCCTCGGCCTTGCACGCAACACCTTCCGCGCCTACGAAACTGGCAAGCAACCGATCCCGCGATATATCGAACTTGCCGTTAGGTCAGTTCAAAAAAGCCTTAATGACGGCTAAAAATGCCAGCACCACCACCTCCAGTTCACGCACGGTTTAAGAAAGGTGACGTTGGGAATCCCGGCGGCAAAACCTCGGAGCAACGAAAGGCGGAAATCCGCAATGCGGAACTCGCAACCAAGATCAGGACGCGCCTTCTCGAAGCCGTTCATGCCACGCTTCAAGAGGATACATCCACCGTCGCCGCTCTCGAACGCATCGAGGGAAATATCTTGAAGCTCATCAAGGAAAGCGAAGATCGCGGCCTTGGAATGCCCAAGGCTTCGGTTGATCTAACAAGTGAAGATGGGACAATGACGCCGCGCCCATCTATTGACGTTTCGGTTTTGTCAACGGAAACGCTTGCAGAAATCATGCGTGCCGCAGATGCACAATCTAAACGCGGTTGATCTTGAGGCGGTTGAAAAAGAATTATGCCGCCGATCACTCGCTCATTTTGCCAGCCGTGCGTGGCACATCCTCGAGCCATCAACGCAACTTAAATGGGGGTGGGCGCTTGATGCCATATGCGAACATCTTGAAGCGGTCACGCATGGCAACATTAGACGCCTACTTATGAATGTTCCTCCCGGCTCAATGAAGTCACTACTAACTGGCGTGATATGGCCAGCGTGGGAGTGGGGGCCGCGTGATTTGCAAGAAATGCGATATCTTGGAACAGCACACAAGCAAGAGCTTGCTGTTCGTGATAACCTTAAGTGTCGTCGCCTTATTCAATCGCAATGGTATCAATCATTATGGAATGTCCAATTGACAGGCGACCAAAATGCCAAGACTAAATTTGAAAACACACGCACCGGATTCCGCGAAGCAATGGCATTTGAAAGCATGACCGGCTCGCGTGGTGATCGTGTGTTGATAGACGATCCGCATTCCGTTGATGATGCAAACAGCCCAGCAAAACTTAAGGGCGGAATAACCACCTTCCGCGAAGCATTGCCATCGCGCGTCAACAACGAGCAATCCGCCATTGTCATCATCATGCAAAGGCTAAATGAAGGTGATGTTTCCGCCGTGGCGCTTGATCTTGGATATGACCATCTTTGCATCCCTATGCGATATGAGGCGGATCGTGCCAAGATTACAAGCATTGGATGGATGGACCCGCGCAAGCTAGAAGGTGAATTAATGTTCCCGGATCGTTTCCCAGAGGAACAAGTTCAAGAATTAGAGCATTCGCTAGGCACCTATGCCGTAGCCGGTCAACTTCAGCAACGCCCCTCACCACTCGGTGGCGGCATCTTTAAGGATGAGTGGTGGCGGTTCTACTATGCTATGCCGCCGCTCAAGTGGCGTGCCATCTATGCCGACACAGCGCAAAAGACAAAGGAGCAGAATGACTATTCCGTCTTCCAATGCTGGGGTCAGACGCAGACCGGACAAATCGTCATGCTCGATATGGTGCGCGGCAAGTGGGAAGCTCCTGAGTTGGAAACGATGGCTCGGGCATTTTGGAATAAACATAAGGCAGCATCGGACAAGGGGCCGCTGCGAGCCTTCAAAGTCGAAGACAAGGTAAGCGGCACAGGCCTTATTCAGAAGCTCAAGCGCGAGGGAATCCCGATCATCCCAATCCAGCGCAACGTTGATAAAGTCACACGTGCTTTTGACGCCGCGCCCTACATTCAATCCGGCAATGTCTACATAATGAGCAATATTGACCACCTCGTTGACTTTATGTCCGAGGCGTCTGTCTTTCCTAACGGCACACACGATGATATGATCGATGCCGCTATGAGTGCAATTTCCGATATGACCGCGCCGCAGTCCGCCCCTGCGGTCCGCGCCTTGTGAGGTATTAAATGGGAATTTTAGATCGTTTCCGTCGCCCGCAAGAGCGCAAGGAATCCGCTGCTGCAAAGGTAATGGTGGTCAATCCGGGGCAAGCCGTATGGTCGCCGCGCAACTATGAAAGCTTCGCAAAAGAAGCCTACGGCAAGAATGTCGTAGCATATCAATCAATCAATCGGATCGCTGACGCAATCGCATCTGTGAAGATCGGAATATATCGCGGCGATACAGAACTCACCGAGCATCCGCTAAAGACCCTGCTTAATCGCCCCAATCCGTTGCAGAGCTATAGCGACTATGTGCGGGCGAAAGTGTCCTTCATCATGATCGCGGGCAACGGCTACGAAGAACGCTTCATGGTGGGCAAAGAGGTCAAGGAACTCTATCAGCTTCGCCCTGATCGCATGAAGATCATTCCCTCATCGAACGGCATTCCCTCCGCCTATGAATATTCGCTTGGACAGAACAAGGTGCGATGGGACATGGACCCTCGCACACTCACTTGTGACGTTAGGCACCTGAAGCTATTCAACCCGCTAAACGATTGGTACGGAATGAGCCCAATCGAGGCTGGCTCCTACGCCATTGACCAGAACAATGAAAGCATGTCTTGGATGCAAGCCTTGCTTCAGAACTCCGCTCGTCCTTCCGGCGCTCTCACCGTCAAAGATGGCGGCACGCTTTCCGATGAAAACTTCAATCGCCTCAAGGCCCAGATCGAAGAACAGTATTCCGGCTCCGCCAATGCCGGTCGCCCCATGCTCTTGGAAGGTGGCCTTGATTGGCAGCAGATGGGCCTATCGCCAACCGATATGGGGATCATTGAATCCAAGTTCTCTAGTTCCCGTGATGTTGCCCTAGCCTTCGGCGTGCCGCCCCAGCTTCTCGGCATTCCGGGCGATAACACTTACTCGAACTATTCCGAAGCACGCCTTGCCTTCTGGGAAGACACAGCCCTCCCGCTGCTTCAGATGATTATCAATGATTGGAACGCATGGCTCGCCTCGCTCTATGGCGTCGAGATCAGGCCGGACGTTGATTCAATCCCTGCCATTGCCGAGAAGCGGCTATCAATGTGGCAGATGGCAGATGCGTCTAATGACCTGACCATCAACGAACGCCGCGCATTGAAGGGCTATGGGCCAACGGATGGTGGTGACACGTTGTTCGTGGCATCTACACAAGTTCCGCTTTCCATTGCAGAAGGTGACATCACCGGAGATGCAACCATGACCGCAACGGGTGTTACAAGTGTCCAAGAAACAGCCCTCAATGGTGCGCAGATTGCATCAATGGTGCAGATTGTTCAGTCGGTTGCCGATGGAATGCTGCCCGCAGAGAGCGCAATTCAAATGATGCTTGTGGCATTCCCCGGCATGGATGAAGCCGAGGCTCGATCTATCATCAACCCCGCCGCATCATTCGAGACGCGCCTGACAGAGACCGACATCAAGGCGCTGGCGTATGGTTCGAAGGCTGGTTGATAACAACACCCGCCGAGAGGTGCGCAGACAAGGCGCATTGCTCGATAGGCTGACAATCCAATTCCGTGGCCGTCTTCAGCGCGAGCTTGAATCCGCCATGCGTGAGATGGTCGAGCATTGGTCGCAGACCGGAAGCGTTGTCTTGCCGCGTGACTTCCGCAACCGCATCGAGGCAACATATCGCCAGATGGCGCTTGCATCCGTCACCACGTTCGGCTCCCGCATCTTGCAGCAAGGGAAATCTAAGGGCCTCGATCTAGAGACCAAGGAAAGCTTCGCGCAAATCATGACGCGCCTTGCTTTGCGCTATATTGAGCAAGAAGTGATCCGTCGCCGCATCACAGAGGTGACGGAAACCACACGCGATCAAATCATTAGAGCCGTTCGCAAGGGCTATGACGACGGCTTAGGCCAGCGCGGTGTTGCCTCCTACATCCTCGATCTAGTGCCGGAGCTTGCTGACTACCGCGCAAATATGATCGCCCGCACCGAGACGCATGGCGCTGCCAATTATGGCTCACAAGAAGCCGCGAAGCAGACCGGATTACCTATGAAAAAACAATGGCTTGCGACAGCCGACGAACGCACGCGAGAGACACACCGCGAGGCCAATGGTCAAATCGTTGGGATGGATGACACGTTCCGAGTTGGCGAGAGTGACTTGCAATTCCCCGGCGATCCGGCTGGCACTGCCGATGAGGTAATCAATTGCCGCTGTGCCGTTGGTTACATCATAGACGAAGACGCCTTCGAGGCTATGTTGTGATTTGAAGCAACCAATGATATATTCACATCATGCCTAGCCCAGGTTCGACCGAAAGCGAAGACGAATTCCTCTCCCGTTGCATGGGAGACGAGGAAGCAATGGCTGATTTTCCAGACGAAGATCAGCGATATGCGGTCTGCATCTCCAAGTGGGAAGGTAAGGCCGATGGCTTTTCACCTACCGAGGCAATGGCACGTGAAGCCGAACGTGGCCTCAAGTGGCGTGATGAATTCAACAGGGGCGGAACCGAAGTCGGTGTAGCCCGCGCTCGAGACATCTCTAACCGCCGCAATCTCTCGCTTGATACCGTCAAGCGGATGAAATCTTACTTCGCCCGCCATGAAGTAGACAAGCAAGGCCAAGGCTGGTCGCCTAAAGAAGACGGCTATCCGTCAGCGGGCCGCATCGCGTGGGCATTGTGGGGCGGTGATCCGGGCCGGTCTTGGGCGGAGGCGATTGTGCGCCGCGAAGGGAAAAAATCAATGGACATGGAAATGAGTGAAGAAATCGTTTCCGCCAGCGAGAACATCATCAACCGAGACAATGCTGTTCTCTATTGGAACCTCGGCCCCGAAAAAGCGTCTGTTGATCCCAAGGCCAATGCTGAATATTGGCAGAAGCTTGCATCAATCTGGCAAATCAACGAAGCGGAAGCCCGTCGCCGCTTGTGTGCGAATTGCGAATATTTCGATAATAGCGCTCCAATGCAGCGGCAAATGGAAGACATTCCGCTCGATAAGTTCGACGCAGATGGCGGTGGTCGTGGCTATTGCACAAAGCTTGATTTCATTTGTCATAACCTCCGTGTGTGCCAAGCATGGGAACCCAAGGAATCCGAATCCGATGACATGGAAGAGGAAAAGAAATTGACCGGCCCCATCCAGCACAAATCCGTTAGCCTCACCCTCAAGAAAGAGCCGGACCAAGATGGCGTCTTCGAGGGCTATGCTTCCGTGTTCGGCATTGTCGATCAGGGCATGGATGTTGTCGAGCGTGGCGCATTCCGTAAGACGCTCGGTGCCCGCAAGATCAAGATGCTCTGGCAGCATGATATGTCTCAGCCAATCGGCGTCTGGGATGAAGTCTATGAAGATGAGCGCGGCTTGTTTGTCCGTGGCCGTCTCTTGAAGGAAGTCGAAAAGGGCCGGGAAGCGATGGCGCTTCTTCGTGCCGGTGCAATTGATTCCATGTCTATCGGTTATCGCACTATCGAAGCGACAAGCGAAGGCGATGGGCGAGTACGGAAGCTTCTCGAGGTTGACCTGTTCGAAATCAGCCTTGTCACCTTCCCGATGCTTCCCGATGCCAAGGTGACGAACGTCAAGTCGATCTCTACCGAACGTGATTTCGAGCGTTTCCTGCGTGATGCAGGATACTCTCGTAAAGAGGCCGTGGCTCTTACCCTCCACGGATTCAAGGCCCTGCTGAAACAGCGAGACGCTGGCGAGGAAGTGGCAGTAACCGAGGGGCTTGATACCCTCACGGCAAAACTGACAAAACTCAAAGGTGTATTCAATGTCAGATGAAATCAAGAAGGCTATCGGCGCGGTTGACGCGCTCCATGCCGGATTCGAAGAGTTCAAGAAGGCCAACGACGAACGCCTTGCCCAGATCGAAAAGAAGGGCAGCGCCGATGTCGTGACCGAAGCCAAGCTTCAGAAGATCGAAGCCGACCTCGAGAAGGCCCAGCGCATTTGTGATGAGGCCGTGCTTGCTGCCAAGCGTCAGTCTCGCGTTGTCACCGACGAGCGTGGCGAGGTTGTTGACCTCGATCGCAAGGCTCAGGAATGGGCTTCTATGAATGCCCGCCGTCGTGGCTCTGTCGTCGGCTCCTTCGGTGCTGCCGATATGGATGGCTACAAGGCCGCGTTCGACACCTTCCTCCGCAAGGGCGAAGAAGTCATGGGCGTTGATGAGCGCAAGGCTCTCTCGGTTGGCTCCGATCCGGATGGCGGCTATGTGGTCAATCCTGACCTCTCGGGCCGCATCGTCATGAAGGTGTTTGAATCCTCTCCGATGCGTGCTTACGCTTCGGTGCAGGTGATCTCGACCGACGCCCTCGAGGGCCTGTTCGATCTGAACGAAGCCTCTTCCGGCTGGGTTGGCGAGACCGACTCCCGCGCCGAGACCAACACCCCGCAGCTCGGCAAGTGGCGCATTCCAGCCCATGAGCTTTACGCGAAGCCCAAGGCGACGCAGAAGCTTCTGGATGATGCCTCCATCAACATGGAAGCTTGGCTTGCCTCCAAGGTCTCCGAGAAGTTCGCCCGTGACGAGGCCAACGCCTTCGTTGTCGGCAACGGTGTGAACAAGCCGCGCGGCTTCCTCACCTATGCCTCCGGCACCACGCTTCCCGGCACCATCGAGCAGTTCCCGTCTGGTGTGAACGGCGCTCTTGCCGCCACTCCCGATGGTGGCGACGTTCTCATCAACGCGCTCTATGGCCTCAAGCAGCAGTACCGTGCTAATGCCACTTGGTTCATGAACCGCGCTTCTACGAAGCTGGTTCGTAAGGCCAAGGACTCGAACGGTTCTTATATCTGGGTTCCCGGCATTGCGGCGGGTCAGCCCGCTTCGCTGCTCGGCTATCCGGTGGCGTCCTTCGAGGATATGCCCGATCCGGCCACGAACTCGCTCTCCATCGCTGTTGGCGATATGCGCGAGGCTTATCAGATCGTGGACCGCCTTGGCATCCGCACGCTGCGTGATCCCTACAGCGCGAAGCCCTACGTGGAGTTCTACACCACGAAGCGCGTCGGCGGTGATGTGGTGAACTTCGAAGCCATCAAGCTGATTAAGCTCGGCTCGTAATAATCGGGGGGCGGATTAACCCGCCCCCTTCCATCATTAGCGCATAAGGAAATCAATCAATGCGTGACCTTAAGTCTAATATCCAGATTGTTCATCTGGGTTCCATCACGCTCTCCGGCACCACGCCGGGAGCTTCTGCTTGGGTTGATACCCGTGG